GGTGAAGATGGAAATGCTACAGTAGGAAGTATTACTAAATTTTATAGGGGTGACGAGTAATGTTAACGTTTGAAAGACCTATACCAGGACAGTCATTGACCGTAGAACCAAAGAGTCAGTCTTATGAAAGACCTCCAGAAATAACTGATCCTATTGAAGCTATTGATGTACATATAGATAATCTTTCTAAAGATGGGGCGATGGAAGATGTTCTATATTTTTTAGAATTTGGTGTAGATCTGGTAACACTTGTTCAAGGAGTGCTTCGCAGTGCTGTTATGGGAGGTATACATAGTATTGATGTAAGTCTTATTATTGCACCTATAATACATGAGTATATAAAAGGTTTTGCTGAGGTAGCTGGGTTAGAGTATGATGAAGGTTTTGAAAACGAAAAGCGTAAGAAAGCTTTATCTTACAAACGTGATGTAGCTAGGGCAAAAGAAACACTGAAAAAACTTAAAGAAAAAGAGGGTGAAGCTCCTACTCCAAAGCCTATGGAAGAACCAGAGGTACAAGAGCAAGAACCAGTTTTAACTGGATTAATGGCGAGGGTATAGATATGAGTATAGCACAGGGTATGCTAAACTACTTTGATAAAAAAGATGCAGAAAGACTTCGTATTGAAGAGCTAAAAAATAGGCGAGAAGATTTTATACTTCAGCTAGGTTTAGCTGGAGGTGGCGGTAGTTCTAGTTCTAGTAAAAAAAGTGAAGGTGCTGCAGAAAAAGCCTTAAAAATGCAGACTAGACTAACTAGTTCAGATATAAAAGATGAAGATACTTTAAGTTGGTACAACAATCTTTTTACTGATCCTGTAGCAACAGCTGAAGCTTATGACTTTGTAGAAGATCAAGCTAAAAACTATGACCGTAATATTAACCTTAAAGATCTTCCAACTATGATAAGTATTATACAGTCTCCTGCATCTGTAGAAAATAAAATAGACTTGTTCAAAGAGTTTGAAATTGTTGATTTAGCAAACAAAGAAGAGTTTTATAATCTAGCAAAAAAAGTTAAAAACATGACTAACCAAAGTGGTCGTACAGTCTTTATTGACGTAGATCCAGAGACCATACAAAAAACTGACTTTACTGCCAGAGAAAAACAATTTGAAGGTGTCCTGCAAAATGTAGTTAGAACTGCTCGTGCAGGTTTAAAGAATGACCCTGATTATGAAAAAACTCAAAATGCCTTAAATAACTTAACCAGTAGTGATCCAGGAACTAAAGCTGATGCTAGAGATTATTTACTATCTAGGTTTATAACACCTGAGTTTATTGGGAGTCTTGAAACAGAAAACCCATCTGCTTATCGTGGTCTGTCTGAAAATTATATAGTTAAACCCTATTTAAAATTTTCTGAAACTACTACAACTGAAAATTCAACTACTAGGCCAATACCTACATCACAGGCAATAGCGGCATTACAAAATAATCCAACAGAACAAATGATAATAGATTTTAATAATTTTTACGGACCTAATGCAGCAGATCAATATCTTGACTAGGAAAATATATGGCTAACTTTTTTGAGCAGTTTCACGAAGAGAAGGAAGTACCCCAAGAAGAAAACTTTTTTTCTCAGTTTCATACTGCACCCACACTTGATCTTCCTGAGCCAGGAACTTATTCAGAAAATGATATGGTAGAAAGTAATTCAGCATTTTCTATTGTAGAAAATTATATGATTGACCGCTATGGATTACAGTCTATAGAGGGTCAAAGTCGTGCAAAAATTGTAGATGATTATTTAGATAATAGACGTGGTGTAGCAGGTGGTAATACTGTACGTGGTTTGTCTGAAATGGATTACCTAAATGATATAGAGGATGACGAAGACAAGATGGCTCGTGCACATGCTGCAGCAGCTTTGTATGAAAATATGGCAGGTCTATATACTAAAGAAACTACACTTGGTGAAAAAGTTCGTGGTACAGGAGATTTTATACGCCAAGGTATTCTTGATCCATTAAATATAGTAGGTGGACTTGTAGGTAAATTTATTGGTGGTGGTGCTGTAAGATTAGGAACTAATGTTGCTAAGAAAAAAGCACTGCAAAAGATGGCTGAGAAACAAGCTGCAGGTGCTAGTGCTAAAGCTGTTTCACAGACTGGTAAAAAAGTTTTTGTTAAAGCAGTAGATGAAGCAGGTAAAGCTACTACTAACCAAATTAAAAACTATTCAGCCCAACTACTATCATCTCGTGGTCTTAAGCGTCTAGTACAAAAAGGAGCACTTGCTGAGATTGCTACCACCACTAGTATTGATGCTGTAGTAAACGTTGGTATGGAATACCTGTATCAAAATGGATTGATAGAACTAGGTGTTCGTGACAATTATGATAAGTTTGCTATGGGAATTGCTGCTGTAGGTGCTGTTGGGATAGGTGGTATTCAAGCAGGTAAGATTGTACTCAGGGGTGAGTCTAAAGTATCTGCACCATCTGTGTCTGTAACTCAACCAGAAGCTAAAGACGTAATGAAAGAACTGTCTGAGTCTATACAACAGTATGTAAATAAACAAGTACCAAAAAGTGGAACTTGGACTAAAAAAGTAAAAGGTGGTGTAGAGCTTAAAGATCTTGACACAGACTTTTTTGTAGATTTATTACTTGGTCATGTAGATGACGAGGGTAATGTAGTTCTTAAAGGTTTGGCACAGATTGCACAAGAACGTGGACTTGTGTACATTTCAAGGGGAGAAGGTGATCTTTATAGTAATTGGATGGCTGATGTAATTAAACAGTCAGATCCAAAAGATATAAAGACTTTTATCAAAGCTTTTGAAAAGTCTACTGGTAATAAACTTAAACAAGCTAAAACTCTTACAATAGAAGACTTTGCTAACACTTTTGCACTTAAAATGAATGCTTCCGCAAGAGTTCTTAATGCAGCATCTCAAGGTTCAAAGTTAAATGGCACATCAATTAAAGATGTACAAATAGCTGAGATGGTAGACACAGCTTTAGATCTAGGATTTTTAAAAGGTGATAAAACTAAAGCAGAAGGTTTATCAGCAAAACTTCCAGACTTTATTCGTACTAATCAGAATAGATTGATTAGATTACTTGTATCTAACCCATCAACTAGTGCTCTTAACATGATTGGTTGGGGAGCTAATGCAGGTATTAATACGGTGTCTGATATGGCTTTAATGACTGTCCATGCAGGTAGAGGAACATTAGCTAAAGTTATTGGTATGGAAAAAGCAGGAGAAAAATCTTATAAAATTGCAAGAAGTTTACTGGAGTCTAATTATTTTCGTATGAGACTGTTGCTTGATCCTGATATGACTCATGCAGCATTTGAGTCAGCATTGACTAGAAACTCAAAAGCATTGCAGACACTTGCGAGTACTCTTCCAGGTGGAATTGATAATGTAACTAAGCTTGTTACAGACGGTAAGTTTACCCCTAATCAAAAACTTGTTGGACAAAAAGCAGAAGATGCTGTAGACTTTATTCAGATGTTATCGTTTGTTAAAGCTCAAGATAACTTTACTAAGTCTCAAGAGTTTGTTTTTCAAATGGATAAACAGCTAAGACTTGTAACTGGTAAAGGTTGGTCAGAGTTCTATAATTGGGAAGATGCTGCCAAGTTTATGTCTACTAAAGCTTATACCGAAATAGAAACAAAAGCTGTCAATAGAACTCTTGAAAATATTTTTTCTAAATCTTATAAAGACTCAGGACTTGTTGGTGAAGTTGCAGGAGTAATTGAAGATGCAAGGAATATTCCTGGAATTGGTTTACTTGTACCTTTTGGTAGGTTTTTTAACAATACAGTAGACTTTGGATTACAGGCATCTGGACTTGCTATTGCAGGAAAAGCTGCGGGTAAATACTCTGATAAAGCTTATGGAGAACTTTTTACTAAAGCAACTGTATCTTGGAGCCTTGCCTCGCTTATGGTACAACAGGAAAGAGAAGATAGAAAAGCTGGATTAGGTTTGTATCAATCATCTGTTGGGGGAGAAGTTGTTACTAGACAATACGACTACCCTGTTTCAGCATTTAAAGCTGCGGCAAGGATGGCTTCATATTGGGCAGATGGAGAACAACCACCTGCTGAGGTACTTCAACAAGTTGCAAAAGACTTTACATTACAAGGACTTCTTAGGAACTTAGATAAAACTCAACAAGATGTTACTGGAATTTTCTTTTATATGTTTCAAGGTGATATGAAAGAATCTTGGAGAGCCTTTGGTAAATCTTTTGGTGGTATAGGATCTCAAGTTTTATCTTCAGGAACACGTTTTATAGAACCTGTAAACACACTTGCAGGTATCGCAAGTGGTCAGCAAGCTAGACCTATTGACAGGTATCAAGGAAATAAGTTTTACAACGACTCTACTCGTTATGTGGATAATATTCTTCCTTTGTTTCTTGGAGAGTCGGCAAGAGGAGAAACACTTAAACAAGCAGCTATAGGTGAAGCTGACATTACATCTACAAAAACACTAGGTGTTAGACCTATCAGACTTACTGATACTCAACGTGTAATGAATATGCTAGGTTATGAAACGTTTAAGCTCAATGCTGCAAGTAAAATTAGAATGCAAGCACCAGAAGCTGCTAACGAATATAATGGCATACTCTTTGATATTATTGAAGCTAAGTCTTCAGCCCTTATGGATAGTAAAGCTTTTAGAAATGAGCCGTTAGAAAGGCAAAGACTTTATTGGGAAAAAGAGATATTACCTGAAGCTAAAGAACTAGCTAAAAGTTTTTTATATTTACAATATTCAGGGCCACTTGATACAATTGATTTACAGTATGAATTATCTAGTAAATATAATAACAAAAAAATTGATAGTGCTGTAGAAGAACTAAACTTTGATGGTGATATAGGAGATATGACCAGAGCCGAACTTTATGTATTAAAAGAATACCTTTCAACGGTAGATCAAATACAAAGGCTCAAAATTCCTGCGGAGGTTGGAGCAAAACAATACAGAAGATAAACAAAAGGGGGCTAAACGCCCCCTCTTTTTTTTATGTATCATCCTCTAACATATAGTCTGCCCAATCAAACGATGCCTTTTTAATTTCTTCCATTCGCCAAGTCTGCCTACCTGCTGCAATAAAACCACCCATAGCTTGACCTGCTAAGTATAATCTAGGTGATAGCTCCTTGACAGTCGAAGGCTTACGTTTTTGTTTAGTAAACTTTTTAGCTTCTTCTTCGAGACTCTTTGTCAAGTACTTGCTCCTTGTTTTTGAAGTAGGCTTTGTTAAAGCCAAACTCCCAGTCCCTATGATCCTTAGTGTTTTGAACATAGGGGTTAACTAAGTTTCCTACTAGGAAACCTCTGTAGCCTTGATTAAAAGGTTTAGCTACTTTCGCTTTTGTAGTTGGACCAGTGCGCTTAAATACCATTGTGCTTTCTCCAAATCTTGAACGCCATTTTTATATCGCCATCTGTGAAGGTACTTTGCAATATTACCTCTATAGTAACCTATTAACTCCTCGTCTGTCAAGAAGTCTTCTATATACTTTATACACTCTATTGTACCTTGACCGTAGTGTTGAGGCTTTTTTACAGGGTCATAATCAGTACCTGCAGTTAGGGTTGTAATTAAATCGTCAGAATTTATCATAATACTATTAACTCCGCATCTGTGAATGGAATGTGAAAGAACAGTTCACCTTTTCTAATATACCTGCCTTTAGCTTCTGCTAGACTTTCTCTAGTTAATAGGTAGTCTCGAATACGCCAAGCTTCTTTTAAGTCTTTACGAAAGACATAGAAGTTTAGTACACCGTTCTCACCTTGGTACTTGTCAAGTAATCTTTGTTTACGTTCTGGTATTCTAATTTCCTTCCAATGCTCAGGCCAATCACCATCCCAAGCTACCTTGACTTCAGCTTCATTAAAGTAGGTAAACCCATGCTTCTGAGAAATAACATCTACATGGTAATTTTCTTCTGTGTTGACTAGCACATGATCCTTCTTCAAAAGATATGCTATAAGAGCATCCTTTGCTTTAGTGTCATAGGCTTCGTATAAGGCACGATTAAATTGTTTTCTAACTGGTGGCATATATTATGCTCCTATATCTACGATTTCACAAACATCACCAGTACAAGCAAAAGTCTGACTGCTTGCAGTAGTGTCCTCTTTTTCATACTCTGAAAGCTTTGCCCAGTCAATACTTTTTGGCATTACTTTAGATAATTTTTTAAAGTCGTCTTTTGTGCACCACTGGTACGGAGCTTGTTGATAAGTATGCTCGTTGTAAGGCAAGAAGCTTACCCCAGACATCTCATCAAAGTGCTCGTAAACAAATGCACCTACTTCAAACCATTCATCCTTTCTTACATTAATTGTTACGCTAGGTTTATGCTCACACCAATGTCTTTGATACATCAGCCATGTATTTAGTTGTTCAATAGCTGAGACATTGTCAGTGACTATTGCTCCTTGTGGAGCTTTAACTGGAAATGAAAACACAGTTGTTTGATCTGGCTTCATAAAGTCAGCTTCACTTGGAATACCCTGATCTTTCATAAACTGTGTTAGTGGATCTTTGTTATCACCTCTTACGGTTCTTATGTAATGTGGTGAATGCCTTGGGTGTATACCCGATGCAGAGTCAACTAATTGGGATACAGTCCCACTTGGTTTGACACAGGTAATTGCTGCTGAGTGTGGAATGCCAAGGCGGTCAGCCCAAATAGTATTAGTATGAACAGCAACTTCTCGTAAATGTTCAAGAGTCTTCTCCAATCCTTTGTTCTTAATTGTTAGTAGTTGATTGTCCATTATCCCTGTGAGAGACACACCGAGCAATCGTTCTTCTTCTGTATTTCGGTTCCACACCTTTCGCAGATATGGAAACTTGGTGTACGTGCTTTGGATCGTCCCAAGTATTGTGGCACATCTGACCTTTCGTTCCAAGTCTTCCACCGTGTCCGTGGCTCGTACCACAACTTCTGTAAGATTGCAGAACTGGTATGGGCGTAAGATAATCTCACTACAAGGATTAGTTCCGAACTCAAAATCAGGATCACGTCTACCATTTTTTGCAGCTTGTTTTTTAGATGCTTCCCTGTTAAATACACCACGTTCTCCACTTCCTGATTCTACCAGTG